AGGCTATTGTGGCCGACCCCCGTGGTGTAACACGCGCATAAGGAGATATGTATGCCCTTTCAAAAAGTAGAATTTAAATTCCCTGATGAGCAGGAAGAAGACCAGAAGATTGAAGTCGAAGGCTCTAGCGCTATTGAGATTGATCTGTCTGGTGGCGAACCAGAACAGGAAGTTGAGTCTGAAGTAGAAGCTGAGGTAGAAGAAGCTACTGAACAGGTTGCTGAAGACGACAGTGATGAGGACTTGCCCGAGGAACCTACGAAAGATGAATTAGATGGTTACTCAAAGAAAGTTAATAAGCGAATCGCTAAACTTACTGCTCAACGACATGAAGAAGCTCGTCAACGGGAAGAGTTAGAAAGATTCAGTCGTACACTTATCGAAGAAAATAAAAAACTTAAAGGTACTGTCACTCAAAATCAGGAAGCCCTTCTAGAACAAGCTAAGAAGACCGCTGCTGGTGAGATGATTATAGCTAAACGCCAGTACAAACAAGCGTACGAAGCTGGTGATGCTGATAAGCTGATCGAGGCACAAGAAAAACTAACCAACGCTAAAATTAAAGCGGATAGGTTAAACAACTTAAAACCCGAAACTTTACAAGAGGTTGAAACTCCTGTAGAAACAGGGGAAGATGTACAACAAGACATTCCGGCACCCGTCGATGAAAGGGCTAACATTTGGGCAGCGTCCAATACGTGGTTCGGACAAGACGATGAAATGACAAGTTTTGCGCTGGGACTGCATACAAAACTTGTCAAACTCGGGGTAAACCCCCAGAGCAATGAATACTACGAGAGCATAGACTCTCGCATGCGAGAAGTATTTCCCGATCAATTCGAGGATGAAGTTGGTGAAACAGTCGAAAAACCGAAAAGAAAATCTAACGTGGTGGCTCCCGCAACGCGAAGCACAGCCCCAAAGAAGGTTACACTTACGCCTACGCAGCTTACGCTTGCAAAACGTTTAGGACTAACACCAAAACAATACGCCACACAAATGGCGTTAGACGCGAGGAAACAATAATGGCGCAAAATAGATTAGATAGAGAGCAAACCACCCGTGAAAAGACTGTCCGTAAACGAGGTTGGACAAGACCAGAAGTTCTGCCTTCACCCACCGCGGAAGACGGATACGCCTTTAAATGGGTACGTGTGAGCACTCAAGGACAAGTTGATGCCATGAATGTTTCTTCTAAACTCCGTGAAGGTTGGGAGGCCGTCAGAGCAGAAGATCACCCAGAAATTACGATGGTCACCGTTGAAAATGAACGGTTTAAAGACAATGTCGTGATTGGTGGTTTGATGTTATGTAAAGCCCCTATAGAGTTGTCGGAAGAACGAAACGAGCATTATGAACAACAAAATGATGCTCAGATCCATTCCGTAGACAATAACCTCATGCGAGAAAACGACCCGCGTATGCCGCTATTCAACGAGCGGAAGACAAAGGTTACTTTTGGTAAAGGAACTTAAACTTTAATTTGAGGAGTCTCTAATGGCTTATCCAACTGTATCAGCCCCTTACGGGTTGAAGCCGGTCAACTTGGTCGGTGGAAGGGTATTTGCTGGTGCTACTCGACTGTTCCCCATTGCTTCTGGCTATGCAGCAAACATCTTCAACGGTGATGTTGTAAAGCTAATCAATGACGGTACTATCGAAAAAGACACTGGTACTGCTACGGCCACCCCCGTTGGCGTTTTCGTTGGCTGTTCTTACACAAGCCCTGCGCTTGGGTATCAATTGTTCAGTCAGTACTATCCCACTGGCACCGTTGCTAGTGATATCGTTGCCTACGTTGTAGACGATCCCGACGCGTTGTTCAAGGTCGCAGTAACCGCTGCTGGCACTGCAAACATCGCTTCAGTAGGTCGAACTGCTGTAGGTAATAACTCTGTGCTCATCCAGACCGCTGGAAGTACTGCTACTGGGGATTCTAAAATCTCTATCAGCTCTACTACAGCTACCACTGCTACGCAGCCTATCCGAATCATTGACGTTGTGCCCGAAACGGCTACTGGCGCTGATGCCTTCGTAGAGGTTATCGTGAAGTGGAACTGGGGTATGCACCAGTATCAAAACGCAACTGGCGTATAAGGAGTAGTATAACATGGCAATTTCACGCGCCCAATTACTGAAAGAACTCCTCCCCGGTCTGAACGCTCTATTTGGTTTAGAGTATGCGAAGTACGGTGAAGAGACGAAGGAGATTTTTGAAACAGAATCTTCTGATCGCTCTTTTGAGGAAGAAACTAAACTGTCCGGCTTCTCTGCCGCACCTGTCAAAAACGAAGGTTCTGCCATCGAATATGACAATGCACAGGAAGCATGGAGTGCACGCTACACGCACGAGACGATTGCGATGGGCTTCAGTATTACTGAAGAAGCTATCGAAGATAACTTGTATGACTCACTGTCTGCTCGTTATACCAAGGCTCTCGCCCGTGCTATGGCATACACCAAGCAAGTTAAAGGTGCTACCATCTTGAACAACGCTTTTGCTGCTGGAACCACTTACGGTGACGGCCAAACGCTTTGCTCAACGGCACACCCACTTGTATCTGGTGGCACTAACTCAAACCGTCCCGCTGTAGCGGCTGATCTTAACGAAACTTCTTTGGAAGCGGCTGTTATTCAGATTGCTGGTTGGACTGATGAGCGAAGCCTGTTGATCGCTGCGAAGCCTCGCAAGCTGATTATCCCACCCAACCTCCAGTTCGTAGCAACTCGTTTGTTAGAAACTGAAGGACGTGTTGGTACTGCGGATAACGATATCAACGCACTCCGTAACAACGGCTCTATCCCTGAAGGATACGCAGTTAACCACTATCTGACTGACCCAGATGCGTGGTTCTTAATGACTGACGTACCTAACGGTTTGAAGCACTTTGTCCGTACTCCGATGTCAACGTCTATGGATGCTGATTTCGATACTGGCAACTCGCGCTACAAAGCTAGAGAGCGATATTCCTTTGGGGTTTCTGACCCACTCGGAATCTTTGGTTCTCCCGGCGCATAAACGCGGGTACATAAGAGGGGGCACATGTTGCCCCTTTCTTTTTTCTGTAGTATAAAGTAAGTCCTGACTGCGAAAGCAGACTTAACCCAAGACAGGAGATTACAATGGGTACCACAACTTTTTCTGGCCCAATCCGGGCTGGTAACATCCGCAACACTGTAGGAACTACGTTAGGTAGTGATGTAGCCAACGTTGGCTATGTTGTCATGATGCAGACGCACACAATGGATCTTTCCGGTGGCGCTATTGCAGCAGGATCAACTGACATGGTTATTCCTGCAAACTCTAAAATTATCGACGTAGTTGTAGATTTAGCTACAGCAGCTAACGCCACTACCAACATTAGCGTTGGTGATACTGTTGGTGGAGCGACTACTATTCTGAACACCCTTGCAAGCGGTACAACTGCTGGCCTAAAGACTGTTACTACTCAAGGTGGTGGCACGAACGCATGGGCAAACACTGGTACGGCTGATCTTAAATTGACGGTTACTAACAGTGCAGCAACCACCGCTGGGGAAGCAGTTATCACGATTCTGTACGCACAAGCCTACAACACTGCGGTACAGCCATAGGGAGTAGGTAATGTCTAGTTCTGATATCCAATCAAAACGGATTACAGGAACCGGATCATTAGGTGTTGGCCCTGCGCGTATTACGCAGATTCAAGTCCTGACTACTACTGGTTCTCCTCGTATTACTGTCACTGATGGTAACGGTGGGAATACAGTGTTAGATCTAGACTTCAGTGCAAGTTCTACGCATTCGGTCAATATCCCCGATGATGGTATCCGATGTCCTGATGACGTTTACGTTTCGACCTTTACTGCTTGTACAGCAGCGACTGTTTTCTATAGGTAACGCAGATGCGTGCCTACTACAAAGCGGGTGGTCAAATAAATAAGAAAGGTATGGCTTGTAATAAGCCCCGCCGAACTCCTAACCACCCTAAAAAATCGCATGTTGTAAAGGCATGCGAGGGTGGTAAAGAGAAAATTATTAGGTTTGGAGAACAAGGTGCTAGTACTGCGGGTAAACCTAAAAAGGGTGAATCTGCACGTATGAAGGCGAAACGCAAGTCTTTTAAATCCAGACATGGTAGAAACATTGCTAAAGGCAAGAGTTCTGCTGCGTATTGGGCTGATAAGGTGAAGTGGTAATGCCTGCTAAATCTAGAAAACAACAGCGGTTTATGGCGGCGGTAGCTAACAACCCTAAATTCGCTAAAAAAGTAGGTGTCCCAAAAAATGTTGGAAAGAAATTCATGAAGATGAAGAAGTATAAATCTGGTGGTTTTCCTGACCTAACTGGCGACGGTAAGGTTACGCAAGCCGACATTTTAAAGGGTCGTGGAGTAAAAAAACTAAACGAAGGTGGTGTAACGAACATGAAGAAGCAAGGATATAACGCTCGCCTAGATGATTCTATGGGCGCTAAAAACGGTAAGAAAAAACAATCCATGAAATCTCGTCGTGATGAGAGTGAAGGCATGGAGAAGTCAATGGGCGGACGTAAGTTTGCTGGTGACAAGGCCATGAAATTTCAAGCTGGTGGGCGTATGCCTGTTGGTATGGCTAACCCACGCGCTGGTGTTATGGGCGGTGAAATGCTCATGAGTGCTCCCGATGCAGGTATGCCTAGGACTGGTTCTATGGGGCCACAACGCATTAGTGAACCTACTTCTGAGCAAAGACGCCAAGCAGCCGCTAGAGCTAGACGCAGAGCAGCAGGTGGTGCTGGTCGCAGAGGCGGTGGTGGTAGAAAAGCTGGCGGTAAAATCTACAAGTCTGGTGGAAAAGTCCGTGGAGCGGGTTGTGCTACCAAAGGCGTTCGTAAAGCCAAAATGGTAAGTATGAAAGGTAGCTAATGCGCTGTTACTACAAAAAAGGCGGTTCGGTTAAAGACGCGTGTTATAACAAGGTTAAGTCACGTTATAAGGTCTTTCCGTCCGCCTACGCTTCAGGCGCTATTGCGAAATGCCGCAAGAAAGGCGCTAAAAACTGGGGTAATAAGAGTGGCCGTTAGAAAGACCGCAAAGGGTGCAGCCCTAAAACGTTGGTTTAAAGAAGACTGGAAGGACGTTCGTACCGGTAAAGACTGTGGACGAACCAAGGGTGAAAAGCGTGGTACACCGTATTGTAGACCTACAAAGCGGGTATCTGCCAAGACACCTAAAACGTCTTCTGAAATGACCAAAGCGGAGAAGACCAAACGGATAGCCCAGAAGAAGAAACTGGGTCAACCAGCGGGTAAACCGAAGCGTGTAACACCGCTACGTAGGAAGAAACGAAGTGGCTAAAGGTGTAAAACATTACTTCAAAGATGGTGCAGAACATAAAGGTGGAATGCACAAACACCCTGATGGTACGTTGATGACAGGCAAAAACATGTCTAGAACATCGAAAAAACTGTATCACTACGGGGATTTATCCAAGAAGGCTAAAGAAAAAGCTAGAAACGGCTGGAAAAAATAATGGCTACATCAGGCACAACAGCATTTAATATGCCGTTCACAGACATCGCTGAAGAGGCGTGGGAACGCGCTGGGCGGGAGCTACGGTCTGGGTATGACCTACAGACTGCACGTCGTTCTATGAATCTGATGACGATTGAGTGGCAAAACCGCGGCATTAATATGTGGACTATCGAGCAGGGATCACTGGATCTTGTGCAAGGACAGTCTACATACGCTTTACCGGACGACACCATTGACCTACTGGAGCACTCTATTCGGACGGGTGCGAACAATCAGACTACGCAATCTGACCTAACATTGAGTCGGATTAGTATCAGTACGTACTCGTCAATACCCAACAAAATAACACAGGCTCGTCCTATACAAGTCGTCGTGCACAGGGACAGTGGGCAAACTTACCCGACAGGTCTTACGTTAGCTGCTACCGCATCCAGCACAGATACGACAATCACGCTAAGTGGGGTGGCTGGTCTACCTCCTGCGGGGTTTATCAAGTTAGAGAACGAGATTATTAACTACAGTTACATTACCGGTAACGTGTTACAGAACTGCTTTAGAGGCCAGCAGGGCACCACAGCAGCGACGCATACCGTGGGTGGTACCGCTATACCAGCGTACTGGGAACAAGTCCCCTCGGTAACTGTATGGCCCGTCCCAGACAATGTTGAGAGTTACAAGATAATTTATTGGCGTATGCGGCGTGTACAAGACGCAGGTAACGGTATCGAGACAGCCGACATGAATTTTAGGTTTTTTCCGTGTTTAGTAGCGGGTCTGGCCTACCATATTGCTATGAAAGTTCCTGAGTTTATGGAAAGAGTACCTATGCTTAAAGCAGCGTACGAAGAACAGTTTGAACTTGCGGCAGGAGAAGACAGAGAAAAAGCCCCGATCAGGTTTGTACCTCGCGCAGGTAGGATCTAACAATGGGTACGCGGTTTGCTTCTGATAAGAAAGCCATCGCCATGTGCGATGTGTGTGGGTTCCAGTACAAACTAAAAGAGTTAAAAAGTTTAATTGTTAAGGACAGAGATACGCAGATAAAAGCGTGCCCCGAATGTTGGAATCCGGGTCAACCACAGCTTAAACTAGGTGAGTTTCCGGTCAGTGATCCACAGGCAATACGAAATCCTAGACCAGATAGAAGTTTAGGTACGTCAGGAGTTTATAGTAGTAGAGATATACAATGGGGTTGGAACCCTGTAGGTGGCGGAAATGATCCGTTTGGTCTAACCCCTAACGACTTAGTGGCTACTGGATCAGTAGGTACAGTTACAATAACGATTACATAGGAGTAGTACGATGTATAACCCTAAAAACGTTTTTGGCATGGATGAAGTAAAAGTACATAAAGACAAAGGTGTTAAGTCTTATGGCCCCAAGCCAAGCATGAAAGGCGTTAAAACGTCCGGTGTTAAGATGCGCGGTGCTGGCGCTGCGACTAAAGGTTTCATGTGTCGAGGGCCGATGGCTTAAACCATGAACTACACGCAGCTTAAAGCAGATATTCAGGACATTTGTGAAACAACTTTTACAGATGACCAACTCGCTTTGTTCACTGAACAGTCGGAACAGAAGATCTACAATACTGTACAGATACCTGCGTTACGTAAAAACGTTACTGGTTCGTTGACCACAGATAATAAATACCTAGACACACCGGCTGATTTTTTATGGTCGTATTCGTTAGCCGTAATTGATGGTAGTGGTAACTATTCGTACTTGATTAACAAAGACGTTAACTTCATACGCGAAGCATACCCTAACGCCACTTCTACTGGTTTACCGGTGCATTACGCTTACTTTAACGACGATGCGTTTATTGTTGGGCCAACACCGGATAGTGGGTACTCGGTAGAGCTGCATTATGGGTATTACCCTGAATCTATCGTTACCGCAGGCACTACGTGGTTAGGTGATGAGTTTGACAGTGCATTATTGAATGGTGCGTTAGTTGAAGCAATACGGTTTATGAAAGGTGAACCTGATCTTGTAGCTCTGTATGAGCGGTTATTTTTACAGGCTCTTGGCCTACTCAAGAATCTTGGGGATGGCAAACTGCGCGAAGACGCATTCCGTTCAGGACAATTACGGGTTCCAGTAACTTAAGGAGTTTAACATGGCAATTACACAGGCAATGTGTACTTCGTTCAAGCAAGCATTACTTGACGGAGAAATGGATTTTAGTAGTGACACAGCGCAGTCTTATAAGATCGCGTTATATACGTCTAGCGCGTCGTTGGACGCTGCTACTACTGCGTACACTACAAGCAACGAAGTCACGGGCACAGGGTATACTGCGGGGGGTAACACGCTGTCTATCTCTACCAACCCTACTACTGGGGGTACTACGGCGTTTCTTAGTTTTAATACAACTACGTGGACTACGGCGACAATTACCGCTGCTGGGGCTTTAATTTACCAAGCAGGTGGGTCTACCCCTGCGGTTGCGGTACTTGATTTTGGTGGTGATAAAGGATCTTCCGCAGGTGATTTTCAGATTACTTTCCCGACAGCGGATGCTACTAACGCCATTATCAGGATTGCTTAGGCATAACTAATGCCATCTTCGACGACATACGAAGGCTGGGGACGCGCTAGTTGGGGGCAAGGTTCTTGGGGAACCCCCCTTATCATTGTCAATGTTGATGGTGTCCAAGCAACCGGAGCAATAGGTAATGTAAGTGTCGCTGCCGATGCGATAGTAGCTGTTACAGGAGTTGCTGGCACAGGTAATATAGGTGCGGTATCGGTAAGCGGGGATGCAAATGTAACCCCGTCAGGGCTAGAAGCGACCGGTAATGTAGGCAACATAGGTGTATCTGCTGCTGTTGCGTTAACAGGAGTTCAAGCTACAGGCGCTCTTGGTACAGTAGCTATAGGCAGCGCAGTCCAAGCATCAGGCTTAGAAGCCACAGGTGCCCTTGGTACTGTATCCACAAGTGGTAGCGTACAACTAACAGGGGTTGCAGCTACAGGCGAAATAGGTAGTGTAGGTGTAGCCGCCGATGTCGCTGTAACAGGTGTCCAAGCCACAGGTGCTATTGGTGAGGTAGTTGCAAGTATAGGGGTAGGTGGTGTTCAAGCTACTGGCGCTATTGGCGATGTAATTGTAGGGCTTGGGGTAAACATATTTGTTACAGGTGTGGAAGCCACAGGTGAAGTAGGGACTGTACACATATGGAGTCAAATAGTCCCCGGTCAAAATCCGAACTGGCAAGATATTAATGATGCACAAAATCCAAATTGGGTTAATATAAATACAGCTCAGAATCCAAACTGGCAAGACATAGCCGCATGAGGGTAAGAACATGACAACGCAATATACTACGATCCTTAAACTGGCTCTTCCCGTTCAGGGGGAATTGAGCGGTACTTGGGGCGATGTTGTAAACGATAATATTACGCAGATGGTTGAGCAAGCTATTGCGGGTAAAGCCACAATTAATTCGTGGACAGCTAACGCGCATACGTTAACTACTGCCGATGGCACGACCTCAGAATCTCGTTGCGCTATTCTAGAATTGACTGACACGGGTACTGCATTGACAGGCGCGGGTACAGTAACTTGCCCAACTAACACAAAACTCTATATCGTAGACAATAACACGGCTGAAATTATTACAATTAAAACCGCTGCTGGTACAGGTGTTGCTGTACCCGTAGGTAAAACCATGCTGGTCTACTGTGACGGCACTAACGTCGTTGAAGGTGTTACTCACGCAAATAGCTTAAGTTTGGGTACAAGCACAAGTACGGTTAACGCTATAGATACTGCGACAGACCTTGGTGCGGGAAGCAGTAGCAACTCCAACTTACCTACGCAGTTAGCAGTAAAGACTTATGTAGACGGTCAAATTGCAGCGACTAACGAACTTAGTGAGGTTCTTGCCGCTGGTAACGTTACTGGCGCAAACGACATCGATGTTGAAAACGCTCAGAAGGTTCAGTTCCGTGATGCCGATATCTACCTCAATTCAAGCGTAGATGGTCAGTTAGATATTGTAGCTGATGGTGAAGTACAGATTGATACGGCTTTAGTAGATATAAACGGTAACCTCGATGTGTCGGGGACAACTAACATTGGCGGGTCTGTTTCTTTCACAAAGAACGCTATTGCCGGTGTAGCGATAAGCACGACATCAAGATCTTCTAACACCGTTACGGTAACAACTTCTGCCGTACATGGGCTTACTAGTGGTGACCTAGTTAACATTAACGGGGTTGCTAATAGATCCTTTAACGGTTACTTCACGGTAGCGGTAAGTTCTACCACAGTATTCACGTACAGTCAGACTGGGGCGGACGAGAGTTCTACCGGAGGTACGTCTACCGAGATTGTATATAACCTTAATGCTAGTGGCACAGCTCTTAACCAGATGAACGGCCCGCTTAATATTGATGCTAACAGCGGTATTGATGGACTTGAAATTACGCAATCTGGGTCAGGCGAAGCGTTAAGCATAACCGGCGGTAATGCTCTTTTTGGTGATAACGACAAGGCGATATTTGGTATTGGTAATGACCTACAGATTTATCATGATGCTTCTGACTCAATCATTAATGACAACGGTACTGGTTCCTTAAAACTGCAACAAGGTGGCAGCACGAAACTGGAAGTCACTGCTACAGGCATCGACGTAACGGGTACTGTGACTGCTGATGGTTTGACTGTTGATGGTGACGCTTTATTTACTACAAATACTGCAACAAACCCTTTTGTTGTTTCTCGCATAGGCAACACGACAGAAAGTTTGCAAATCACTTTTGATGATGCCAACGCAATTTTAACTAGTGAGCAAGACGAAGCTGGCCGTTATGGCGGGTATGTTTTTAATAGCAAGAACGATGGCACCACTGTCAAAAGAATGGAGATTGCGCACACTACAGGCGACATCAGCTTCTACGATACTTCTGCAAATCAAGCGTTGTTCTGGGACGCTTCGGCAGCGTCGCTAGGGATTGGGACGAGTTCGCCAGCACAAATGCTCGAACTAAGCGCCAACAATGGGCTATCAGGCGTTGCTAATGTTTTGCGTTTTAACGATTCAGACACTGGAGTTGCAGCGGCTCAACCAACTGGGCGTATTGAGTTTGCAGAAAACGACGGAGGCAGCACTACTGTATCAGCCTATCTTGAGGTAGAAACAGTAGGTACATCAGGCGGCGGTGAAATGACGTTTGGTACTGGCACCGCTGGTGTTACTGCCACTGAAGCCATGCGCATAGATTCATCAGGCTCCGTCGGGATTGGTACGAGTTCGCCAGCTACAGACTTTCACGTTACGGACGGAGGAACGCCGCCGACAATCTCAGGCACTTACCTAATTGCCGCCACATCCTCAAGTAATGCAGGCATAGCAATTAATGCTGGTAACACGAGTGCAAGTATCATTGCGTTGGGCGACAGCGATTCTCAGGACATTGGCGTTATTCGTTATGACCACAGCGATAACTCTATGCGTTTCAACACCAATAGCTCAGAAGCCATGCGCATCGACTCAAGCGGCAACGTCGGGATTGGGCAAGACACACCAAAAACAACGCTTAATCTTGGCGCAAACAACTCAGGTCAAGGTGCAATTCTAACGCTTGAAAACACTGATACTTCACTAACAAATAATGACGTTATTGGTCAAATAGATTTTTACGCTAACGATGGTTCAACAAATGGCACTGGTGCAAAAGTCAATATTAAAGCTATTGCTACAAGTACCGCAGGAACACTCACAGCTTTAACCTTTGGAACGTCTAACAGTACATCAGCTACTGCGGTTGAGGCTATGCGCATTGATGCAAGCGGCAACGTCGGGATTGGGACGACTTCTCCTGCGCAGCCATTAGACGTTAGAGCAAGTCAAAACGGTCTACTGCGTCTTTACAGCACGTCAGCGGGTGGTAACGCAGAAATTGAATTACTGACCTTAAACAGTGCATCTACGGTCGGGAAAATATCTAAGATCGTCGCAACACAAGTTGGCGCAGAAACAAACGGAAGTATTTTATCATTCCAGACTTCTCCTACATCTTCTAATACGCCAGCAGAACGCATGCGCATCGCCTCAAACGGTGTGATAGGCGTTAATACTCAGTCTGCCGCACAAATAAGCGCGGGTTTTGGTCAAATTACTTTAAACGGGACTTCAGGTGGTGTTTTAAACTTTACAGATGA